CTACTTGGTGGGTTTCGCCAAGGCTCCAATTCGACGATAAACCCGCTCGGTAATGTCGCCCTTGGTGTGGCCGAGCAGAAGGCTGGCGTGGTCGACATCGGTGATCTCTGAAGCCGCTTTCGGGCGAATGTCGCGGAACTGGAACTGGCTGATCCGGCCAGCCAGGACCTGGTCGCCGGCGGCGACTGCTTCCTTCACTGCCTCTTCCCGGGCGTCATCCCAGCGATGGCGTAGCATCGGTGCCGTCACCCGTTTGCCGTTGTCGGTCAGCAGAAGGTATGGCGATCTATGAGGAGCGTTGCGCTCCAGAATCTTCCTGATCAGAGCGCCCAGACTGCTCTCCACGCCATCCACCTCGAGCATGATCCGAAGCTTCTTGTGGGTCTTCTTCTGCTTCACGCCAAGGGCCTTGCCCTCAATGTCGTCCCGCCTCATCACCAGCACGTCCGCCGGACGCTGGCCCGTCAGATACGCCAAGTCCATGGCGTCCTTCAGTTCACCCACTGCTTTCGCATACACCGCGTTCCAGATCGTGTCGTTGGCATAGAAGTCCCGCGGCACCTCTTTGTTCTTGCGCACGCCCTGGCACGGGTTCTCGTTGGTGGTAAGCCCCCATTCCCGGGCGATGTTGAAGATGTGCGACAGGGTGGCGATCTCGCGGTTCGCTCTGACCGGAGCGGTCCTGGCATCGCGATACTTCGCCACATGCGCCGGCGTAATCCCGTCGATTGGCGCTTTTTCGAAGTAATTGCGCAGCTGGCGTATCTCGGCCAGGTTGTCCTTCTGGGTGCGCGCCGCCTTCTTCGGGATGATGTCGCGCTCGTAACGGTCGAAGATCGCGCCCATGGTGACCAGGTCCTTCGGCTTTTCCTTCGCCTCGAGTTCGGCCCACTTCAATCGAGCCAGGCTCAGATCGGTGCCTAGCGGTATGGGCTTGCCTGATTTGTCCAGGTAGAAGTAGCTGATCCATTCCTTGCCCGGGTTCTTCTTGCTCTTGCTGGTGCGCTTTCGCCGGTACATGCCGGGCGGCAAGTCTCGGTTCTCGGTCTTCCTGGGGCGCATTTCACCTTACCTTCGAAATATCTGGTGTCCACGCTGTTGCGGGGGGCGGAGGGGGCGGTGCCAGGGACATCACCTCAAGGGTGACGCCCAGCTTCATGCGGGCGTACTGGCGGCCTACCAATGGCCTGCCGCCGCGGCTCTCGACAAAGTGCCAGTTGCGATCGATGAGCCAGCGGCGCTGCCAGCCCCTGGCCTTGTAGCCGGTCAGGTCGGCCAGCTCTTCATCCGAAAGGATCTCGGTTTCCATGGGATGGTCTCCACGCCGCCGGTGGCGGCAGGTTGGTGGTCAGCCGCGGTGCAGGCTGATCATTTCGCGGGCATGCTTGATAGATGCCAGGTGTTCTTCCTGGGCACCGATTTGGCCATTGGCATCGGGCGTGGTCACGGCAACAAGGTTCTCAAGAGCGGCCACAAGCTCATCGCGCTGTTCGCCCTCGGCCCGGCCGATATCCCAGAATTCTTTGCCCCAATGACCTTCTGGAGGCGGGTTGCTGTTTTGTTTGCCGAAGGCCATGGCGCCGATGATGACGTCACAGAGCAGCCGCTTGTAGATGTTCTCGCCATCAAGGCCCAGGCCGCCGCGCCGACGCAGAGTGCTGACGACCTCGTCGACGTTCAGGCCGCTGTCCTTGAGCACGATGTCGAGCTCTGGCTTGTTCGGGGTGTAGATGACCAGGGCGAGCTTGGCTTCGGGCCAGAGGTCGGCCGCGATGCGCTCCAGGCAGTCATTGGCGGTGTGATGAAATTGCTGAGTTGCGGACATAGGGAATCCTCGCCCGCGCATGTCGGCGGGCTTAAGTAGTGGTTGGGTGTGACCATTTCGTCGGCTTCGACAATATGGTCCCGCCTGGCTGGCGGGCATGAGTTGAAGGGGAGAGCGTTAGAAGGTCAGCCGCGGCAAATGCTCAGCCATCCGGTGATGAGCCACCAGAAGTCCTGCGCAACCATGAATCCAAGCCCGGCGGCGAAGCCGAGCACGAGAGCTTTCAGGGGCAGAGTCATAGAAGATGCGCTCCGGACTCCAGTAGGCCGTCTCGGTCTTCGCGCAGCAGATTGTTATCGACAATCAGCTGGTCGCGCTCCTTGATCAGCGCTTTTATAGCGGTTGAGATGTTGCGGTGACCGAGCCCGATGGTAATAGCCTGGGCCTCGTCGAATAGCTTTACCTTCTGGTCGCGCTCTTCGGCTGCCCTCCGGCCCAGTTGCTTTTCACGGATTTTCAGGCAGCGCTTGCAGGTTACGTGACGCCAATCGCTGGCAAGCTGCTCGTCTTCCATTTCGCCTTCGGTGCCGCAAAGCACGTCCTCTGGCGGGTCTTGATCGGCCTCGGTGCCGCCATCCCACTCGTACATGTGAACGGCGCGTTTGCTCATTGGATAAGCTCCTTCGGCACCTGGACGGTGTCGCCGAGCTTGTAGCGGACTAAGCCTCGGCAGAATGCGATAAGTGGCGTGGGGCCGTAGCACCAGACCGCATCACCATCTGGACCCGCGCTATAGCGGGTGCTAAGGGGTACTCCTCGATCGTGCTGAACGCTGCCTCCATGCTTGTCGATCAGCGGGCCGCCGCAGTGCCAGCAGCTTGAAGGGGTGTAGCTCGATTGGTCTTCACCTCCAACGCTGAGAGCCAGAGAGCCGAACAGTGCGAAGGGCTTTGGGGGCTCGTCCTTCCGGGGCGACAGCATGATTGTGCTGATGCCCTCAACCTGCGCCACAGCCCAATCCAGCGCCGCGCCGACCAGGTTGGATACCCTCACTTCGATCAGGTCGGTCATGGCGCCACCTGCTGTGCGGCCAAGCGCTTTCTGCGTTGTTCCTGGCCCTGCCGCTCGTGCGCCGCGTAGACCCGTAGGCACTTCTTGCAGGTGACCTCTTGCGGTCGGTCAGTTCCGTCCATGTCTTCGCCGGCCTGGTTGCACGCGATCTGGCAGTCATGATCGTCGAAGCAACTGAAGTGCGAGACCAAGTGAATTACCTTGCTCACAGCTGATACCTCTCATCAATCCAGCGCCCAGGCGCCATAGCGGGTGTAGGTTCGGGTTGGGTTTCGTGCGGGGAGAGCTGGCGCTCGTTGCCGGCCTGCAGCTGGCTGTCGGGGATGCAGCTGATGCCGCCTCGATTCCCGGCCTGGTAAAGCCAGCAAGTGGCGCCGTGCTCGTCGTCGTGAAATACGCGAACCCCATACGGCAACGGGTCTGCGCTGGCGCCGGTGGCCAGCAGCAGGAGGCAGAGGGCGAGGCGGGTCATGGCTGCACCTCGGCGTTGTAGCGCTTGTAGTCCTCGCCGAACTCCCAGCAGTAGGTAGCCGGCCATGCGCCTGGCGTGCCTTCCTCGACGAACACATATCGGTGCGCAAACTCGCCCGAGTGATCCGGCACCGTCTTGCACCATTTGTGCTGCGGACCGCCCAGGAACCATCCCGGGTGTTCCTTTACGGCCTCAGCCATGAACGCTTCAAGGTCGTGGTGACCCTTGCTCATCGCGATGTAGGTGTCGCTGCCGACGCTTTGCACCTCCAGCGGATACTGTTTTCCAGGCACGGGGATTCCTTGGCCGCCATATCGCGGCAGTGAACAGAGGGGAGATGGGAATGCCGACTGTCCGATTCAGCTCACAGATCGGTTCGGCGGATTTGCGTAAAACTGGGTGTTCGCTATGGTGGCAATACAACACCTAACTACAACTAAAGTCGTAGGAGACCGACATGAGGATTCGCGGTGAAGTTTTCTGGCAATGGGCTGATCCAACGCTTCACCACCGTACTCACGACGAAACCCTCAGCGATGGAACGCACATTGATGTTCAGGTGCGCCTGTCGCGAACGGGTAACACGCAGATGTTCATTGGGGTGTATGCCGCGAGTGGCATGGCCCTTCACGAAGAAGCTTTTGACTCCCGTCCCGGTGAATCCATGACCAGGGCTTTGGCCTGGGGAGTAGGGCGGGCTCGCCGCATTGCTACAGACAGTCTCCCAAAATTCGACAAGGTCGCCTGCTCGGGATAGGGGATATTGGTTACAACGGGGTGGAGTACAGATGTGCTCCGTAGCGGTCTAGCCTTGTGCGCGCATGAAGGCCGCCATGTCGCCCATCTGCTCGACGATGAAGCGTTCTTCTTCTGCTGCGGCTGCGATGATCCTGTCCTTGCGTTTCTGGCAGAGCAGGCAATCGACTTTGGCCCAGTCGCCTGAAAGCTCGGAGGATTCCCCTAGCCAGGTGCCGCAGGGCGCTTGCTCAAGGTCATCCAGGTCGGTGAATGGTGCGAAATGCGTCTTCACGACTTCACCTGCGGCTCTGCGCTGGCGGATAGGGCTGCGCACACCGCGTCGTACAGGTCGAATGGGTCGTCGGTGCGGAACAGGACTTTCATGCGCTGTAGCAGCGCATCGAGCTCGGCCAGCTGGGCGCGCTGATTCGATATGCGCATGCTCTGTCGCATGATCTGTGCGTCAGAGTGCTTGATAACTTCACGCAGCTGCTCAACATCGCCGGGATCAGTCATCGGCCCCAAGCCAACAACCGGCAGCCCAGTCGCCGCCGCATCTCTCTCTGCCTCTTCTTTGGTCCACCAGATGGCAGTACCAACCATCCAGGCTATTGGCTCGGGGTGGGGCTGCGGGGCTGTCGGTTCGCTGCTGAACACTTGGGCATGGGAAGGCTGGCGGGAGCGCTGCGCAATCGCCATCAGCAGGGTCGACACGGGAGAGCCTTGGACGATTACGGTGCCCGGCGGTAGCTTCACTTCGCAAGGCAGCGCATGGGGCGTCTCTGCCTGCTCAACTGCGTCGGCTATTGCCTGCCAGGCGGCAGGGCCGAGGCGCATTTCTTCCTTGATGCGGTCGATGACCCACATCGGCAGGATGGCCAGCTTCTCGGTGTTGCTGGATCGGTTCTCTGTGGGCATGGGGATACCTCGTGCAGGCTTGTATCGCTTGCGGGCTGATTTGATGGTTAAATTGGATTCTTGAAGAAAAGCTATTCTTAGGGGCTGTAAACGTGCGCTTCAGTAAACTGATCGAGCCAACTGTTTGGGCTATGTGGGCAGTAGTTGTTGGTGGCGCTTGCCTCTGGGTGATTGTTGGATCAATCGGTTACTTCGTTAAGGAAAACTGGCTTCCTACCGATACTTCTGGGTGGGTGCAGGCGATAGGTGCGATAGTTGCTATCGGGATTGCCATATGGGTTCCATACCGGCAACGCAGGCAAGAGGCAAATGAGCGCGCCAGTGCTAAAGCAGAGCTTGAGGTAAGTCGCACAGAACAGCTGAATTCGTTGAACAAAGAGCTGGAAATGCTAGTGTCCGACCTGCCTTATGAATGGGCTGGCGCCGATTATAATTTGACCAATGAGATGAGTCGTAAGCTATTCGAAGACCTGATTGATAGACTAAATTATTGGCAGCGTGAAGAGCTATGCTCGGAACGCCTTGGTATTTGTCTCAGTCTTAGGATCGAGCTGTACGGCTGGTTGAAATTCTTTAGCGAAAAAGAGAACCACGACGGGGGCGCGCTCTACAGAAAGACTGAGCGAGGCCTTCCAAGGATAGACCTAATAGATCAAAGAATTCACAACGTGAAACGACGTCTCGAAGGGCTGGAGCCTATACCGGTTGTGAAGAAAACCGAGCAGCCTGAAGAGTCAGAACTCCCTTTCTGAGTTTCAAAAAATGTATAGCGCCAAACTTAGGCGCTATAAGCGCGCTCGAAGTCATTTGCCGGAAGCCGTGAAGGCCCCGCAGGCGGGGCCGACCTGCGGGTTACTTCGCGTCGAAGGTGCCCAGGGACAGCTTCGCGGCGGTACCGACCTTGGCGTCGAGAACAGCCTTGAATTCCTGGGCGATGGCCTCGCGCTGGGCTTCCTCGCCAATCCAGCGCAGCTTCAGTACTGGTTGCGAGCCGCCGGTGATGACCGACACGCGCAGGCGGATCACTTGCTCGCCCAGGCCTTCGAAGGGAATGACCTTGAAGTCCAGCCACGCTGGCAGGGTTTCTTTGCTGCTGGCCTCGATCTGGTCCATGGTGCTGCGGCTGGCGCGGGTCTCGCCGACGGCGTGATCGCTCTCTGACGATGCCTTCACGGTGATGGTGCGAACTGCGGCGATCGCTTTGGCGATGCTCATGGTCTGGCCATTCTCATCGCTGGCCGACAGGTGCTGGTTCCAGTCTTCGATCCAGTCGCTCATGGCTTTCTGCACGAGGCTCTGGCCGCACACTGCCTGAACAGCTGCAAACGCTGCGGATGCCTTCAGGCGCAGCACGGCGCGGTCATCGGCATGGCCCGGCTCTTCGGCGGTTCCGATATTGAACATCACGACACAGCTCATAGCGTCCTGATCGATGAAGCCTCGGGCCGCGGGCGCGGCGCGCTCGACGACGTAAGCGCTGTAGTCGGCCAGGGAGTGCGTCGCGTAGGTACCGCGGAAGCGACTGCGGCCGAACTGGAAGCGTTCCAGGTCGACCACATGGGCACTGTCCGGAACGATGACGGTAGGGGTGTTGGTGTCCAGGGATTTGCCGGCGGCCGCCAAGACCTGATCACCGATGAGCTGCAGAGCTTCTTTGCTGAAAGACATTCGCTTTTTCCTTGTAGGTGCTGTGAGTTACGAGCGTGGGTGTACAGGTGCTTCTTCACGGGTGAAGAGCTGGTCGTGTTTTTCGGGGAACAGGGAGAGCTTTCCGCCGGAGCCAACGTGCATCGGGGTATCCAGGCTGGTGTTCTCGCTGCGGGTGCCGCGTTTGGTGGGGGCCTTGTACTCAAGCTTGTGCTTGATCTTGACCTGGCTGGACTCGCCGACTCGGCTGAAGTCCAGGGTGATGGTCACCTTGCCGGCCTTGCCGTGATCCACCACGCCGGCGGCGACCTCAGACAGGGCGTGACCGACCTGGCTGGCGAAGGCGCCGCCGTTCAGCTCTTCGAGGAACTCGGCAGTATTGGTTGGGGTGGACATTGCTTCGACTCCTTGGGATAGATGCCGCTTGGCGGCAAAGTGATGTGCTGCTGGCGCCGGCCGTGCCGGACGCGTGCGGTGATGCGTTTCATGCTGCCTTCTGCTGATTCCAGGCGCCGACAGCGGCAAAGATCTTGGCGGCCTCTGCCTCGTCCAGCGTTGTGTCGGTAGGGATGGCGATCCAGCCGGCCGCCACCAGGTGATTAGGGTTGGCCGTGGCCCGCAGGTCGGTGTAGGTAGCCTCGATAACGTCGGTCAGGTGCTCAGCCCGGTAGTTGCCCTGTGGCGCGACCTCGATCGACTTGTGGTATCGCTCGCCGAACTCCGTCCGGCACAGCACGCTCACATAGATCGTCCAGCGGTGCGGGATGTCGCACACGGCATCAACCACCTGGCGCACGCAGATCTGCTTGAGTTTTTTCCAGTTGAGCAGTACCTGCTGGCCGCTGGGGTCGATGTTCACCACGGCGGCGTGGTTGGCCGAGACCAGGGCCCTGCAGGTGCGCTCTAGCCGGGCACGCATGTTGTGCGGCTTGCGCTTGCTCATTGCATGCCGCCTTGCTTGCTCGCCGCACCTGCCTCCATCGCTTCCACAAACCGCATGGCAGTCCGGTAGCTGAAGGCGAATCCCTGCTTGGCGCCGGTAGCGATCTCCACCACATCCCACGTTGAACCCTTGCCGCACGCCTGGTAGCGCGGCGCTGTCTGGCTGACCTTGGCATGGGCCTCGGCCCTCACTGATTTGCTGCGCTCGAGCAGGGCCGCGAGCACGGCAAGCTTCTGCTCGAACGCAGGGTGCATTGCTGTCTGCATGGGTGATCCTCGGGTGGGTCAGGCGTGAAGTTCCAAGGCTTCGGCCTTGCGAACGATTCGAACTTGGGCGGTGCGTCGCTCCGGCGCGCGTCGATCGCGGCGCATCGGGTCGCTGTCGTCGATCACCGCATGCATGGCGATGAGGCCGGCGAGGGCGATGCAGAGCGGGCTGATGATCTGCTGGCGCATGGCCTTGGTGACCGCCTCGATGCGGCGGCTGGCTTCCAGCTTGAAAAGCGCGTTCTCAATGCGGTTGGCCACGGTGCCCGGGCTGACCGCCATCTGGCGGGCGATTTCTTTGGTGGTGAGGCCTTGGGCCACCCACAGCAATGCTTCAAGCTCGCGGGGAGCCAGCGCCTTGCCGAGCTGGCCAATCCATGAGCCGCAAGTGATCGTTTCCATGAAGTGTCCTCGGTGGGCTGCATTGGTCGTGACGCTCGCTGCCGCTACCTCCCGGACCAGGGGAGGGCGAACGCCACGACCGATGCAGCCTGGTGATGGGGAACCAGGTGGATCGGGCAGTTTTCGTCAGGCTGACGCGGAGCAGGCTTCGAAGGCGGCGCGTTCAAGCTCGAGGCATTGCTCGTAATGAGCCATCGCGATCGGCATGTGATAGCTATCCAGCGGCCATTTACTGACCTTGCAGCCTTGACCTGCCGGGCAGTGGAAGACGAACAGCTCGCCTTCGTTCTTGTCCATCTCCAGGCTCACCTGGGCGCCGCTATCGAAGCGATCTTGGATAATCGTGGTCATCGGGAATTGCTCCGCTATCCAGTTGATTTCCCGTCTGGCCCTGTCGCCAAGGCCAGCCAGTGAAATCGAAGTGATCCAGGCGCCCATCGCTCTCTGGGCTACGCGCTTCCCCGCATTGGCATGCGCGCCACTTGGTTACCTGAACCCAGCTCACTGCATGAGGCAGCTGCTGCCCTCATGTGCCGCTGAGGGTGACGGGTGTCGAGTTGTGTAAAGAGCGGCGGCTGCCGTAGCTGCCTATAACCTGTGTTATGGGTTGAATCATAACTCAGGTTTTCCACGTGTCAATAACTCAAGTTATAAATCCGACCAAAAAAAAGCCCGCATTAGGCGGGCGCTTGTTCATGCTTCAGTAAATCCTCGCCATCCAATCCTGATGAGGCCTGAGTCCAAGGTGTCAATCGTGATACCTGAGGTCTCTTCCAGTTCGGCGAGCAATCGCTGCCAGTCGGCAGGGGATTCATCCGCACTAGGCTTGACCTCAACAAACTGCCTTTTCTGTACGTGGGGTGATGCGATTGCTTGCTGGATTCGGTATCCGAGCCGTTCGTAGGACAACGATGGGGAATGCGAAAAGGCAGGGTGGGGCATGGCACGAAACTCCTTGTACTGTATGTGTATACAGTTATCCTTTGCGGTAAGAATTTTCAATAGCCGCGAGCTAATTTTTTTTAGCTAGCATTTTTGGGGCAAAAAAAAGCCCAGCATTCCGCCGGGCTATTTGGGCCAAGTACCGTCAGAGCTTGATGGTAGCGCGTACCACGACGCCCACGATTCTGCAGCCCTCCATGCACATCTCCATCGGATATGCGGGATTGAGTGGCTTCAAGAACCTCCGCCCGCCGTCTTCCACAAGTTTTTTGAACGTCGCTTCATTGCTGTCGGCCAGCTTGGCAATGACAAGCTTTCCAGGAGCGGCCTCAGCTTCGGTGTCGACCAGGATGAGCATCCCTTCAGGGATGCTTGTGCCGACCGGTGAAGTCATCGAGTCTCCTTTGACCTGCAACCAAAACGCCGCCCCTTTGGAGTCGTAATCAGACATTTCGTAGCGGTCAGAAAACCCGGGTGGGAATGGTTCGACCGCTTCCGCCCAGGCACCCGCTGCGACCCAGCTAATCACCGGATACCTGAATGATTCGGGCTGCTCTTTCAGCGCCCTGACATTGCTCGGCTCTCGCTGCGCCCCTTGCCCGGACGCCAGCCATTCGGCAGTCACTCCAAGAGCCCTCGCTATTTCAAGCAGCTTTTTGGAAGTCGAGTTTCGACCACTTTCGAGGTGCTGGATCGTGACCTGGCTTACCCCGGCTTTCTCCGCCAGCTGGGCCTGACTTAGGCCAAGCGCCGTGCGACGTTCAAGGATTCGGTCTTTGAGCATTTCGGAAGGTTTGTTCATGCCTGCAAGGGTAAAACACACGTTATTAGCCTTCAAATAACATGTGTTTGCCTTATCTATAACTTGAGTTATCATCGAGTGCACGATCCATTGAGGCACGCAGACATGCCGAACACAGAAAGACCGATTGACGAGGTCGTGCGTCTGGCCGGAGGCCAGGCAGAACTCGCCAGGAGGTGCAACACGAGCCAGCCAAGAATCTGGCAGTGCGTACACCGAAACCAGAAGGTTCCGGCCGATCTGGTCATCCCATTTGAGAAGGCGGTGGGCGGGAAAGTCACTCGCCATCAGCTGAGGCCAGACCTGTATCCGCCAGAGGATCAGGCCGCTTCGTGATGATCATTGTGCATGGACTGGCTTTTCGCCAGTAGATGACCAAAACACCTGCTGATCCATCCAGTACCTGAATCGCAGGCATAAAAAAACCGGGTGGCAGCCCGGCTTCTTCAACAGCATCAAATCGAGGTCGATTATGCACTCTGCAACGGATGCAAGCAACACCGCACCCTTGGCCGTTTCGCACCAGAAGTCCTACCACAAATCCGCCGCACTTCATGCCGCGCGAATGATTCGCCTCCAGTACGCAGCCCACTCGAAAGCCGCGCTTCGCAGGGAGTGTGTCGAGCACCTGCGGGCATCGCTGTGTGGGGGTGAAGCGTGAGCACGTTAGTGATGACGGCCTGCTGGCCGCTGCAAGGTATGAGTCCAGCACAGAAGGCGGTACTGATTTCCTTGGCCGACAATGCCAACGACGACGGCGTTTGCTGGCCTTCAATCGCCACCATCGGGATTCGTACTTGTCTTTCCGAGCGAGCCATTCGCAATGCCCTGCGCTGGCTTGAAGAGTCAGGCCTTCTGAAAAGTCACCAGCGCTTCGGTCGTTCCACCTGGTACACAATCACCCCGGCAGCATATGCCCCCGGCACGATATGCCCCCCGGCACCAGATGCCCCATCACCCCGGCAGGAAATGCCCCCCACCCCGGCACCAGATGCCCCCAGAACCGTAAAGGAACCGTCAATTGAACCGTCACCTGATGGCGAACGCGTTCCGCGTTCACCGTCCTGCCCGGTTCAGGACATCGTTGATCTATTCAATCGGGTGCTCACGCCGGCTTTGCCTGCGGTGGTGCTCCTGTCCGAGGCGCGCAAGAAGCAACTCCGGGCCCGCTGGAACCAGAGTGTTGTTCACCAGAGCCTCGAGTTCTGGGCCGAGTACTTCGCCGACGTAGCGAGGTCAGACTTCCTGATGGGGCGCGCTGCGGGCAAGTTCGGCGCTGCGCCGTTCCGCGCCACCTTCGACTGGCTGATTGCTCCGTCCAACTTCGTGAAGGTGGTGGAGGGCAATTACCATGCGTGAGCCCTACAACTCTGAGGCCGAGCACGGCCTGCTGGGCGCTATGTTGCAGCGCCCTGAGCTGATCGACACCCTGTCCGATGACCTGTCGCCTGAGTCGTTCTATTTCGCCGAGAACGCTGAGGTGTTCCGAGGTATCCAGGCTCTGCGCGCTGCCGGTAAAGCCGTCGACCTGCTCACCGTGGCCGACCATATCGGCTTGCTGCACAACGGGGAGCGCGCCCTGGGGCACTGCGCTTCCCTGGTCCATAACACCCCGAGCGTGGCCAGCGCTGGCACCTATGCTGGCATCGTTCGGGATCGGGCCATTGAGCGCGCCTTGTACGACTTGAGTGACCGCACCCTGGAGATCGTGCAGGGCAGCGGCGACATCCAAGACAAGATCGCGGCCGTGCAGGCAGCGGCCATGGGCATCGACGCTGGCGGTGATGGTGATGAGGTCGTGAAGGCTGCCGACCTGATGGCCGACCAGCTGGAGGTGTGGCAGGAACGTCACGACCGGCTGTCGCGCGGCGAGACGCTGATTGGCCTGTCGACCGGTTTGTCCGATCTGGACGAGAAGCTGGGCGGCCTGCAGCCCGAGCAGCTGATCATCGTGGCGGGGCGCCCGGCCATGGGCAAAACCACATTGGCCATGGGGTTCGTGCTGGACGCGGTGGTGCGCCAGAAGAAATCCGGCCTGGTCATCAGCCTGGAGATGAGCAAAGGCCAGCTGATCGACCGCGCCGTCGCCGCCGAAGGCCGCATTCCGCTCAACCTGATCAAGAACGGCTCCGCCTGCGAGTCGCATGGTGCCGAACTGTGCGCTGCAGCGGCCAAGCTGAAGCACGCCAACCTGTTTATCGCCGACCGCGCTGCCGCCACGGTGGGCCGCATCCGTTCGCTGGCTCGCCGACATAAGATGCGGTACGGCCTGGACATCCTGATGATCGACTACCTGCAGCTGATGGACGGCGAGGGCGGCAACCGTACCGAAGCGGTCAGCAGCATCAGCCGCGGCTGCAAGCTGCTGGCCCGCGAGCTGGGTATCCCTGTCGTGCTGCTGAGCCAGCTCTCCCGCAAGTGCGAGGAGCGCCCGAACAAGCGTCCGGTGAACTCGGACCTTCGCGAGTCGGGTGCCATCGAGCAGGACGCCGATGTGATCCTCTTCGTGTACCGCGACGAGGTCTACCACGAAAACAGTGAGTTCAAGGGCGTCGCCGAGATCATTGTCGGCAAGGGGCGTGACATCGAAACCGGCACCGTCCGCGCGGCCTTCCTCGGCCAATACAACCGTTTCGAAACCCTCTCGGCCAGCTGGCAACCGCTGGCCAAGGCCCCAAGCCAATCTGAGCGGCCGTTGTCGGCCCGCTACGCACGCAAGGAAGTCGCATGACCTCACTCGCCCTTCGTCCGTTCAAGGCCAAGCCGGCCCGCGCCAAGCCCGTCGACCGGGAAGGGCAGGAGCAGGCCGCGCTGATGCAGGAGCTGCAGCTGCGCTACCCGCAGGCCTACAAGCTGATCTATCACGTGCCGAACGGCGGGCACCGGGTCAAGGCCGTGGCCGCCAAGCTGAAGGGGCAGGGCGTGAAGGCCGGCGTGCCTGACCTGGTGCTGCCCATGGCGCGCGGCGGCTACTTCGGACTGTACATCGAGTTCAAGGCCATGCCGCCGTTCGACGCACCGGTATCGCCGAGCCAGGACGCCTACCTGCAGGCACTGGCCGCCCAGGGCTACCTGGCCATCGTGTGCCGGGGCAATATCGATGCGGTCGAAGCCATCCGCGCCTACCTGCTGCTGCCTGCGACGGTGGCGGCATGAGCGCGACCCGGGAAGTGAAATTGAGCGAAGCGGAGGTCCGCCGGCAGGCCGCCGACAAATCGGTGCGCGACCTGCGCGACCCACGACACCCCGGCCTGTACCTGCGCTTCTGGAGCAACCGGGAGCGCGGCACCTGGCATCTGGTGCGCGGCAAGAAGTGGGTGCCGGTGGCCCGCTGGCCTGACCTGACCGTGGCGGCGGTGATTGCCGAACTGCCCGCGCTGCGTCAGCGCCTGCTGCGTGATCCGGCCACTGCGCCCGTGGTGTCGGGCATGGTCACCGTGGGCCAACTACTGGACTGGTACGGCGACCGCATGGCCCGCGACCGCTCGCTGTCGGCAAAGCGCAAGGCAGGCGCTCGGTCTGCCATTGCCCAGCACCTGAAGCCGCGCCTGGATGACCTGGCCGTGGCCGGCGTGAGTGCCGAGGCTCTGGACAAGCACCTGATGTGGCCGTGCCAGGCCGAAGTGTCGCTGTCCTACCTGCGGCAGATGTTCGCGCTGCTGCTGACCGCCTTCCGCCAGGCCCTGCAGCTGGGGCTGATCGACCGCAACCCGATGGCCGGGATGCGCTTCAACGATTTCACCAAGGCCCGGATCCTGCCAAAGGCAGCCCGGCTGCGTGGCGTGCAGCTGCCCGAGCTGATGCAGCAGCTGGCCCAGGCCTTCGAGCAGCAGCCGGGTGACGCCATGCTGGCCCTGATGATGCTGGCCCACGGCACCCGGATCGGCGAGACCCGCATGGCGCGCTGGAGCGAGATTTCCCGGGCCGCCGCCGAGTGGTTCATTCCGGCGGCGAACACCAAGACCCGCACCGAGCATCGCCTGCCGCTGACCACCCAGGTGGCGGCGCTGCTGACCCGGTACCGAACGATCCAGCAGGCCCGTGGCTACGAGGGCGTGTACCTGTTCCCGAACCGCCGTGGCCTGCCGCTGAGCGAAACCCAGGCAAGCATGGTGTTCACCCGACTGGGGCAGGGCCAGTGGACCAGCCACGACCTGCGCAAGGTGTCCCGTACCACCTGGACCGACCTCGGCATCGACGGCCATATCGGCGAGATGCTGCTGAACCACACGCTGGGCAAGATCGCCAGCACCTACATCCACACCCAAGCCATGCAGCAGCGCCGGGCCGCCCTGGAGAAGTGGCACGCCTGGTTAGACGGCATCGGCTTCGGTGCCATTCACGGCCTTACCAAGGCCTTATCCGGAATTTCACAGAATTCAGGCGAGGCAGCGGAACACAAGGCGTCCAGCGACCTTGCCGAATTTGTAATTAGCGAGGATTCGAAATGACTATTGGCGAGTTCGCATACCAGGCCGCGGGCCTGCTGCTGGCCTACTACATCGGCTGGGTTCGCGCTCACTACACGGTTGCTACCGAGTGCGAGCGCCTGGGTGGTTTCTATGTGGGAAGCAAGACGTTCCGCTGCGAGAAGGTCGAGGATTCGAAGGCATGAAGAAGAGTCACGGTCCAGCCTTCAAGAAGGCCGTGATCGAGCTGGACACGTGCCCTTTGTGCCGTGGGAGAGCGGTCACTCAGGGTGTGTTTCACGAACTGCCATGCGGCCACTGCCATGCCTCGGGCTTTGTGGCTGCTGCAACTGGTGAGGCCCTGGCCCTGGATGAACTGGTGACCCAGCTCAGCATGGCCCTGCAGGTCGCGCACCGGCAGATCGAGCAGTTGAAGAACCCTCAGGCATCCGGGCCTGAGGCGAGTTATCAAGGAAGCAACCAGCGCGGCGCTGGCGGCACCAACTACACCGGGGATTAGGGGGAAGGACATGAGCAACGTAGAGAAGTCGGCTGAGTATCTGCTGGAGCACTGGGGTCGCTGGGTTGTGCTGGGATCAGGGGTCTCTTGCTGTGCATCGCGAGAGAACACCATTCTCGATCCGATGATCACGGACGACGATGCCCTGTTCATTGATCGCCTGGTCGGCCGGCTGAGTAAGCGCTATCCCGAGTGTGGCCAGGTCATCATCAAGTACTACACCTCCCGCGACACCTCGCTCAGGGACGTGGGCAAGAAGCTTGGCTTTGGCGAAGAGAAGACCCGACAGCTGTGGAAGGCCGGCGTGGCCTGGATCGACGGAGCGATCGACGTTCGACGTGAAGCCGCTTGACATCCCCGGTCCTCGCCCGTATCTTTCGTGTTACTTTGCGGTAGGTGCGCGATAGCAAACTCGCCATCACCAGCAACCCCCATAGAGCCTCGGCATTTTGCCGGGGCTTTTTCGTTTTCGGCCCCACCACACCCATCGCTCCAAGCTGGGTGTGCTGTTGGGGCCGAATCCATTCCGCTCCCCAAAAGGGAGGAACCGAGATGCCAAACATGCCCGAGAAGGACCCTGGCCTGTGGGCCGCAGTACTCGCCTGGGTGTTCGCCCACCAGCCTCAGCTGTACGCCGCCGGCTTGTCCGTTGCGATTGCTGTCCTCCGGGTGGTGTACGGCGGCGGGACACGCCGGCAGATGTACCTTGAAGGCGCACTGTGCGGCCTTGTAACGCTGTCGCTGGTACCGCTTCTGGAGTGGCTTGGCCTTCCACAAAGCATGGCCACGTTTGCCGGTGGTGCCGTCGGCTTCCTTGGAGTCGAGAAGGTGCGCGGCTACTACGACCGCACTGCATCGCGGCGAGTTGAAGGCGGTGGCCTGTAGTGGATGCGCCGCCCGGCGCGAATGGATTAACAAATGGTCAAAGGTGGCGTATGAGCGAGCAGCAAACCTATTCGCAACAAGTCGAGAAGCTGAGCCCGAAGAATGGCGACCTGTTGGTGGTCAGCGTTCCGTTCCCGATCAAGACGGAGGTGCGCGAGCGACTGACTCAGCACCTGGCAGGGACAGCTGATCGACTCAAGTGTGAGCTGATCGTGCTTGAGGCGGGCATCACCGCCCAGCTGCAGCCAAGCGTCAGCGACTTATTGGACGAACAGCGCAAACAGACCGCACTGCTGGAGCAGATCGCAACGCAGAACCTGGCACTGATCGAGGCGCTGGCTGACGGTGACGATGCTGACCCTGAAGCTGAACCGCGGTCCTACCTGGATGGCACGCCATGCCGTTAAGGCCGCAGCGCCCATGTAGAGCCCAAGGCTGTCGATCGCTGCACCGCAATGCCAATGGTTACTGTGACGGCCATGCCGATCTGGCTGCCGAGCAGGCCAAAGCCTGGGCTACACGCAAGGGCTCAGGTCGTGGCGGTCGGCCTTGGCGTCGGCTGCGTGATCGCATCCTCAAACGTGACCAGTACCTGTGTCGGTGCGACGACTGCACCCAGCTCGGCCGTATCCGCGAAGCGCATGAGGTTGACCACATCGTGGCCCTGGCCCACGGCGGCACCGACGATGATCACAACCTTCGGGCGATCAACCGCGACTGCCACAAGGCCAAGACGCAGCGGGAGTCGAAAACGATCAAAAAATGATCGAAAACGGCGCAAATGAGATGAAATCTCATTGGTAGGGAGGGGGAGGGTCAAAAGTTCAGACCCTTTCGCTCGGACACCGCGCCCTCAGTCGTTTTTTTACACCCGCGAAATATAAAGTTTAGTGGAGGCGCCGATGCCAGGGGTTGCCGGGCGCTCTGGCCGTCGCCCAAAACCCACGGCCCAGAAGGCGTTGGCCGGCAATCCCGGCAAGCGCAAGCTGAACAAGGACGAGCCAGATTTCGCCCTGGTGACCAACGTCGACGCACCCGAATGGCTGTGCGAACACGCGACCAGGGTTTGGGAAATGCTGGTTCCGGAATTGCTCCGGGCAAAGGTTCTTGCCCTGACCGACATGCACAACGTCGAGGCGTTCTGCTCTGCCTACGGTAACTGGCGTCGGGCACAAGAATCGGTCATCGCCCACGGCATCGTGGTGGCCGGTGCTACTGGCGGACCAGTGAAAAACCCAGCGCTCACCGCGGCCAACGAAGCGATGCGCCAGATG